CAACTCCTGTTACAGGACAATCAAGTCTATATGAAGCAAATTATTATATTGTGAATGAAGACTTGAGAGTTTATGTTTGTTTGCAGAATGGAACTGACCCAGAAAATCCAAAAGGTAGACCATCTTACGACCAACCAACATTTATTGACCTTGAACCAAGAACTGCAGGTACTTCTGGTGATGGATATGTTTGGAAATACCTGTACACTATTAAACCTTTTGAAATTGTAAAATTTGATTCTATTGAATATATTCCAGTTCCGGATGACTGGGGCAATACTGGTGAATCAATATCGACAAAGAATAACGCTATTGATGGTAAAGTAGAAGTAGTTTTAATATCAAATAGGGGATCAAATTACCAACCAATATCTACTTCATTTTCCAACGTTCCTATCTTGGGTGACGGTACTGGTGGTAAAGCAACAATTACTATCGACTCTTTTGGAAAGGTTTCGGAAGTATTTGTAACAGAAGGTGGTACTGGATATACAAATGGCACCATAGAATTTTTCCCAGGAGCTCCTGGAACTGAAATAAACGGTCCATTAAGTAAGTTGAGTAATACTGGAATAGGTACTACATCAAAAGCATCTTTCAACGTTATCATACCCCCAAAAGGTGGTCATGGAAAAGATGTTTATAGAGAATTAGGTGCCTATAGAGTTCTACTTTATTCTAGATATGAAACTTTAGAATCTAATCCCGATATTATTATTGGTAATGATTTTGCTAGAGTTGGTGTAATTCGAAATCCAACAGTTCTTGGTAGTGACACAGAATTGTTAAATGTTTCTCTAGTTAGTGGTTTAAAATCATTGAAGTTGGGTGGAATTACAACAACTACCACATATGCAGTTGATTCTGTTATTAAACAAACTGTAGGATTGGGATCTACAGCTATTGGATATGTTGCTTCCTGGGATCAAGTTACTGGAGTTTTAAAATATTATCAATCAACTGGTCTTGCTTCTAGTGAATCAGGATACAAAATTATTCCATTTACATCCAACCCGGATACTGGATACGGTACGACAATTAATGGAAGTTCAATCATAGGTCCAGCTTTATCAATACAAACAACGTTTAATGGCATAACTACTACAATAAATAATAGAATATATCAATTGGGGAATGAGTTTGTCTCTGGTATATCTTCGGCAGAATATAATACCAAGTCCGGAGATATCGTATACATAGACAATAGGGCCCCTATCCCCAGATCTTCAAACCAAAAAGAAGATATTAAAATCATACTGGAGTTTTAAGATAAAATGGCACAAAATACCAATCTAAACACGTCTCCATATTTTGATGATTTTGATTCAACAAAAAATTATAAAAGGGTATTATTCAAGCCAGGTGCTCCTATTCAGGCTAGAGAACTTACAACGTTACAGTCTATTCTCCAGGACCAAATAGAAAAATTTGGAAAAACTTCTTTCAAAGAAGGATCTGTTGTTATTCCAGGTAATGTTGCTTATGAATCAGAGTATACTTGCGTTCAAATAGATCCTACACACTTAGGAGTAGATGTATCTTTATATCTAAGTAGTTTTGTTGGTAAACTGGTAAAGGGTGCTACCAGCGGAGTTACCGCTAAAGTAGAAAATTATATAACCAATTTAGAGTCGGAAAATAATAATTTTACACTATATGTAAAGTATCTAAGTTCTGGGGAAGAAGATTTTGCATCCACAACTTTTATTGATGGCGAGGATTTAATATCCTTACAAACAGTAAATTATGGTGCATCTAGTATTAAAGTAGATACTACATTTGCAACTTGTATAATTTCCGATTCGATTGCAACTGGTTCAGCTGCAAAAATTGAAAATGGAGTATATTTCCTTAGAGGATTCTTTGTAGAAGTTTTTTCTCAGACGATTGTACTTGATCAATATAGTAATCTTCCATCATATAGAATTGGATTGACATTAGAAGAAGAAGTTGTTGTTGCTTCGTCGCAAAATCGTGACTTATATGATAATGCCAGAGGATTCTCTAATTTTGCTGCTCCAGGTGCTGATAGATTAAAAATCACAGCAGTTTTATCTAAAAAATCATTAGATGATTTTAATGATGAAAATTTTGTAGAATTGATGAGAGTTGAAAATGGTATACTTCAAAAGTTTACCAAAAAAGTAGAATTAGATAAGTTAATAACTGATGTTTTAGCAAGAAGAACTTATGATGAGTCTGGGGATTACTATGTAACTCCATTTAGAGTAACAGCAAAAGAAAGTTTGATTAATGGAATTGGTAATGATGGAGTGTATAATTTTAACACCTTAACAAAACAAGGAAATGTTCCTAGTGAAGATTTATTAGCCCTTCAAGTATCTCCCGGAAAAGCTTATATTAAAGGATACGAAATAGAGACTATAAACACTATAAATCTAGACTTAGATAAACCAAGAACAACAAAAAATGTAGAAGGAACTTCACTAACTGTTAATGTTGGAAATCAATTAGAACTTAACAATGTATATGGAACTACTACGGTTGGGTTCGGAACAACAAGTCAGGTTAAACTATTCTCAGAAAGAACATCATCTCAAGGTTCATCTTCTGGTATTGAAATAGGTTTAGCGAGAGTATATGACTTAAAGTTGAAAAATAGTGCTTATTCTAACGAGTCATCTGTATTTGAAACCGTTTTGTATGATATACAGACATATACATATTTGAACTTAAATACAACAACAACTTTATCAAAATCTGGTTTTGTTGAAGGTAATAATAGTGGGGCTTCTGGATTTATAGTCCAGGATGTTACTAATAGTAATCAGGTAATACTATATCAAGTTAATGGAAAATTTCTTCAAAATGAATCTATCAAAGTTAATGGATCTGATGTATCAAGAACTATAATTTCTTCAAGGGATTATTCTATTGCGGATACAAGGCAATTAACATCAATAGACGAAACGACGTTTACTGCAGACACTGTTTTAAATCAGGCTATTTTCCTTGCTCCATTAAGTTCTGGATTCAATATAACACCTGGTAGTGCTGGTGTGAGTACAATAACAACTTCGAACAAAAATTTTGGAGTTGGAATTTCTACTGGGGACATAATTACATATACAAAACCTGGAGATATTTTACCAACCTATAATAAAGTAAAAACTGTAAATCAGTCATTAAAGTCTGTTGAAATTGAAGCAACAACAAATATTTCTAATGTTTCTCTAGGATCTCTACCAACATCAACTGTAGAATCAAATGAGGTATTTAAGGTTGTTCCAGAAATACTAAACTCTAAAGAAGCATACTTGTATGAGAGGTTAGAACATAACAATGTTGCTTCGGTTGATTTAACAACGGGTTCTTTGGTTTTCAGAAAATCATATGCAGTAACTGTTTCTTCAAATAGTGTTACTGCTACTCTTGAAACTGATAGTTCAATAACTGCAGAACCATTCGATGAAGAGGATTATACTTTAATATATGACAATGGAGTTATTGAACCTCTTCAGAATTCACAATTCTCCATTTCTGGTGGAAGAACTGTTACTCTTGTTGATTTGTCAGTTTCCAGTGGAAATGCTACTTTAATTGCAACTCTGAGAAAACAGAATATAACTCCAAGGAAAAAAATACATAAGAGATGTGGAGTTCTGGATATTGTTAGATCTTCAAATTCATCATCTGGTGTTGGAAATACAACACTTAATGATGGATTAACATATAGTGAAATATATGGAACTAGAGTTCAAGATGACAAAATTTCTTTACAAAGACCTGATGTTACCGAGGTCTTAGGTATTTTTGAATCTACAGATGAAAATGAACCAGATCTTTACAAGTTACAGTTCCTCAATTTAAATTCTAATATATTAAATTCTATTGTTGGTGAAGTAATCTATGGAGAAACAAGTAATGCCAGAGCACTACTTGTTTCCACTAATGGAACAAACCAGGTAGATATTGTATATGTAAATGAAAATACTTTTACACTAGATGAAAAGGTAACATTTTTAGAATCAAATATTACTGCAAATGTTTCTCTTATTATTGAAGGAGATAGAAACATAGTAGATGATTTTGTTATAAATTCTGGTCAAGAACTTGATATTGTAAATTATAGTTATATAGAAAGAAAAGACGGTATTACTCCTCCTGCTAAAAAATTAAAAATAGTATACAATTATTACTACATTGATCCTGCAGATGAAGGACAATTAACGGTTGTAAATTCCTATGATACCAATAGATTTTCCAACAGGGTAATTTCTTTGGACTTAGGTACTTTAACTTCCGATATAATCGATCTCAGACCTAGAGTTTTACCTTACGATCCAGCTACAAGTGTTTATTCTCCATTCGAATTTAATGCCAGATCGTTTAATTTTACTAGTAATTCATCGTCATTCATTTTAGCAAAAGATAAACCAGTCAATATATCTTATGATTATTATCTCGGTCGTATAGACAAGCTTTATCTAACGAAGACTGGAGACTTTGTTATTAGCGAAGGAATTCCAGATGATATACCATCATTCCCAGATCCTGTTGATGCATCTTTAGAAGTTTGCACAATTTTCCTTCCACCATATGTGTTTGATTCTTCTGATGTTGAAGTAAGACTTGCGATACATAAAAGGTATCGTATGCAAGATATTACAAGAATAGAAGATAGATTAAAAAATGTTGAATATTATACATCATTAAGTCTTCTTGAAAGTGAAACTAAAAATCTAACTATTAGAGACGCTGGAACTGGACTGGATAGATTTAAATCTGGATTCTTAGTAGATAACTTCAAATCTAATTCTTCTGGATTCTTAGGTGATATTGCACACAAATGTAGTATTGACACTAAAGAAGGCGTTGTAAGACCACAACACTACACTACATCCATCGACTTATTACTTGGATCTGAAGCTGTTGTTGGAGTTTCGAATGTATCTGATCCAACTGCAGACTATAGATTTGTAAAAGATCTTGGAACACCAAATACTGTCAAAGTTGGTGATGTTGTTTGTTTAAAATATTCTGATGTCCAATGGTTACAAAATAAATTTGCAACCAGAATTGAAAATGTCAATCCGTTTGCTGTTGTAAACTGGATTGGTCAGATAGAATTAAATCCAGCTACAGATACTTGGGTAGAAACAAGAAAAACAAAGAGAACTTCTGATATAGAGGGAAATTATAATCAAACTATTAGAGCTCTATCTATTGATACAAATACCGGTCTATCTCCTATTGATTGGGGATCATGGGAAACCAGTTGGGTTGGTGTTCAGGAGACTAATAGAGTAAATATGGGTTCTATTCACGTTGGAACCCAAAGAGTCTCAAGCAGTCAGAGTTGGGGAAGTTTCCAACACGGAAGAGGAATTCCAGTTACGACAAGAACAACATTTAGAGATCAGTTTACTAATTTCCAAAATGTTACTACTCTTACAACAGAGAATCAAAGTAGAACTGGTATACAATATAAAGTAGGTGAAAGATTTGAAACTACAAATCTGGGCGACAGAGTTGTTTCTACTGATGTTGTCCATACAATGCGTTCTAGAAATGTAGAATTTGTTGCAAGAAGACTGAAACCAAAAACCAGACTATTTGCATTCTTTGATAACGTAGACATAAACAAGTATATCGTTCCAAAATTAGTTGAAGTCCAAATGAAGAGTGGTACTTTCATTCAAGGCGAAACTGTCAATGGAACTTACGGAAATACTTCAGTGAGATTTAGATTAGCGGCACAAAATCACAAGTATGGACCTTATAATTCTCCAACTCAAACCTTTGTGGAAAATCCATATAATGTTAATGAGAATCTACCATCTTCATATTCAAGTACTTCCACTATACTTAATGTAGACACTGCTAGTTTAGAGTTACAATCTGCTTCTGGTTTCTTTGGATATATTGTTACTAAAATGCAATTGAAGGGCGAGACCAGCGGGGCAGTTGCAGAGGTTTCCAATCTCAGAATGATTACAGATTCTTCTGGTACACTTATAGGATCATTCTTTATTCCAGATCCATCGTTAGCTTCAACTCCTTCTTTTGAAACCGGCACAAAAACGTTTACACTAACTACCAGTTCATCAAATACAACTATATCTGGAGCAACTGATAGTAGCGCAGACGCTAGATATATTGCTTCTGGAACCCTAAACAATACAGAAGAAGTAACACTCAGAATAAGAAATTCCGAAATTGATCGAAGTGTAAGAACTGATGAGAGAGTTGTAACTGAAGAAAAAACTGAGATACGAGCAAATACTACATTTAGGAATAGATCGACCACCCAAACAAGATGGATTGACCCATTAGCACAATCTTTTGAAGTCCCTGATGAACCAGGCGTCTTTTTAACCAAGGTTGATGTGTACTTTAACACTAGAGATACCAAAAATCTACCAGTTACAGCACAAATAAGAACAATGCAGACTGGTTTACCAACTCAAGAGATATTACCTTTTGGTGAAGTAATATTGGATCCATCTCAAGTTAATGTTTCTACTGATGGAACTATTCCGACCACATTTACATTCCCATCTCCCGTTTACTGTGAAGGTGGTCAAGCTTATTGTGTTGTTCTTCTTTCAGCTTCTGATGAATACACTGTCTTTATTTCAAGAATGGGAGAGGAGGATATTACAACAGTTAATAATGTAGAGGCAGAAAAGATAATTGTCTCTCAACAACCACTTCTCGGTTCTCTATTCAAGTCACAGAATGGTGCAACTTGGGATCCAAGTCAATTGGAAGATTTGAAACTAACATTATATAGAGCTGATTTCTATAGAGGAACTTCCACTGTTAGATTCTATAATCCAGACTTGGATATTGGTAACAAACAAATAGCTACATTAAAGTCAAATCCAATAGACACTATTTCCAGATCACTACTAGTTGGTGTTGGAAAGAGCTTCAGTTCTTCTGAACAAACCAATTTAACTCCAGGTATAACTATTCTTCAAAATAATAATTCTAAATTTAGTTCTAAATTAAAGAGTTTGGCTGGATCAGTTGGCATTGGAAGTACCCTGGTTGTCACTTCTGTTGGAAGTGGATTTACTTCTGGATTTAAGACATATTCAAATGTAGATTTGGTTTCTTTGACAGGATTTGGTGCTGGTGCCAAAGTAGATTTAAGCGTTCAGAATGGTGTCGCAATAGCGGCAACAGTTTCTATTGGTGGAACTGGTTATGCATATGGTGACGCACTATCTGTGGATTATTCTCAGGTAGACAATAGAGGAAGTAATTTAATTCTCAGCATACCAAATATTTCTGGAATTATTTCTTCGTTTAATGCTCTTGTAATTGATAAAGTATCTGGAAATCCAATTCAAAATTCTACTGATGAGATATATTATGTCGGTTCTGGAGGTACAAACTCATTACCAAATGCAAAAGTCAGATATATCAATGTTATTGAAGACGGACTACACTTCAAAGTTTCCCATAGTAATCATGGAATGTATTCCACAAATGATTATGTTAAAATTAGTGGAATTGAACCCGATGTAAAACCAGTTACATTGAATTCCGCACTATCACCAAACTCTACAGATCCTATAGTTGTAAGTAGTGTTGGAATTTTAACAACCTTTGAAAATATTCCTGTTGGAACATTAAATCCTGGTTATATTTTAATAGAAGATGAAATAATCAAGTACACTGGAATAGTTACAAGTACAAGTTCTTTGACGGGAATTACAAGAAACGTTGCAAATAGTATTTCTGGATCATACCCTGATAAAACAAAAGTTTACAAGTATGAAATATCTGGAGTTTCTTTGAATAGAATAAATAAAACTCATATCTTATCTGATACGGATCAGTCCACTTATCCAAATGATTTAGATTATTACTATTTGAAAATTAATCAAGAAGGAGAAACTGGAGTAGCTTCTACAGACAGATCTAATGCAAATCCAAATTCATATCCAGAATTGTACTTTGATTCTAAAAAATCTTGTGGATCTTATGATATAATTCCACTGGTTTCTTCCAGTAGAGGACAGAAAGCAACCCAAAATATTCCATTTACTTCTATTCTACCTAAAATTCAAATGATGAGTCCAACAGGAACATCTGTTTCTGCGAGGGTAAGAACTACTAGTGGTTCCGGAGTTGATTCTAATTCATTGGTATCATTCGTAGATCAAGGTTTTGAACCAATTTCCCTAAATGAAACTAATGCTTTTGATAGTCCAAGAATTATTGCATCGAAGGTAAATGAAACTTCTAGATTGAGTCAACTTCCTGCTTCAAAATCATTTACTCTAGAAGTTGATCTTACCACAAATAATACCAAGGTAAGTCCCATGATTGACTTGGATAGAGTTAATCTTATAACTATCAACAATAGAATTAATTCTAAAATCTCTGATTATTCAAATGACTTTAGAGTCAATACAATGTATGGAGATCCTTCTGCTGCGGTATATCTTAGCAAAATTGTCAGATTGGAGAAACAAGCAGACAGTATCAATGTAATTTTTGATGCATACAGACACTATACAAATGACATTAGAGTTCTTTATAGATTGTATAGATCAGATTCTAAGTCTGAACCTCTTTGGGAACTTTTCCCTGGATATCTAAATCTTGATGCCAATGGAAATATTATTAATCCGTCAAATAATGATGGACTCTCTGATAAGTTTATTGGACCATCAACACTTGGCAGTGATTTCAGAACATATGAATATACAATAAAGAATCTTCCACAATTCAACGGATATCAAATTAAAATAGTGATGTCTGGTACAAATCCTGCATATGTTCCAAGAATTCGAGACTTTAGATCAGTTGCTACAATCTAAATATGGGTTTACTTCCAGTAGAAAATAATAGTTCTTTATGTAGAGATTCCGAATCTGGAGCAATAGTAAATGTTTCAGATTCTGAATATGAATCCTATATTAGAAGAAAAAATGCCAAATTGAAAGAAGTAGATGAGATTGAAAATTTAAAAAAAGATGTTGGTGAATTGAAAGATATGATGAAATTTATAATTTCAAAATTAGATTCTAATTCATAAATAACTAAAAAGGGATCCTAATAATGGCAAGGAATGTAAACTTAGTTCTTGAACAGGGGGTTGACTTTCAAGCCACTTTTACAATTAATAATAGTAATAATTCCCCATTAAACCTAACGGGGTATTCTGGAATTTCCTCTATTAGAAAACATCCATCATCATCTACTGCATATCCATTGACTTTATCATTTCCAGACAGATTAAACGGCAAAGTTACTGTTTCTATGGGATATACTTCTACTGGATCAATAGAAGGTGGTAGATATGTCTATGATGTTATTCTGATTTCTCCCAATGAATATAGAACTAGAGCAGTACAAGGAAATGTTCTTGTTACACCAGGAGTATCTCAATGACTGATTATGTAGTAACGTTAAATGAACCGGGTCCATATAGGATTGGTGTTGACTATGAAATTCCAACAAAATCCATCCAGTATGCCAACATAATATTGGATGATATTAGTTCCCAATTTGATGGAATCTTAACTACATTTGCTTTAACCAAGGATGGTACACCTTATGTACCTATTAATGACCAACAACTGTTAGTTATGTCTGATGGTCAAATATTAAAACCAGGAAAAGATTTTACTATTTCTGGTGCAAACATCATATTTGATACAGCTCCCGCTGGAAACATAGATAATACCATTGTTGCTTTAGCTACAACTGCAGACCTAACAAGAACTATTAATTATGTTGTGGATAGTGGTTCAATTGATATGTTAACTGGTAACAAAGGGTCTGTAACTCTTGATGTTAGTGGAGTTTTGGAATCTGTCACAATACTTGCAGATCAAACAGGCGATCTTTCTATTGATATAGAAAAGTCAAATTATGCAGATTTTCCGACTTTCACATCATTAAGTAATAATCAATATCCATCTATTTCAAATAATAGTAAATATCGTGATGACAATTTGATTGGTTGGAGTAAAACAATAGTCTCTGGTGATATAATAAGGTTTTGGGTTAGATCTGTTAGTGGCATCAACAGGTTTGTAGTCTCTTTAAAATTAAAATTATAAATAAACATAGATATCAAAAATTATAACCTGTAGGGGAGTCGTTTAAATGGCACTATTAGTTCCAAATATTGGAGAACTTGAGTCACTCAGATACTTGGTTGCACAAAACAATCATACAGCTAGTCTCTCTGACCAGTCTCCCAGAAATCTAGTTTTAAAATTGTTTACTAGTGACACCACTCCTGCTGAGAGTGATGTTCCATCTACGACTGCATATTATGAACCATATAATTCTTTAAATACGAATGTTTATGGAACTCCCCCAAGTACTGGATATCCATATTGTGTAGACAATAGAACTGATCAAGCTTATACCTCCCAAACAGGCATTTTATTAAATGGGTCCAGATGGGTAGTTTCTCAGGTTGGTAGTGGAACCACAGCAACTTATCCTGAACAAACATTCACATTCACTGGAGCTGCAGGTAGTATTTTTGGTTATTATGTGACCAGAGCTAACAACATGCCTGTAACTGTTCAAGGCGTTGAACATTACGCTACTGTTGGAAAAGGGACAACAGTTTCAAAGGGAACTTTATCGGATCCAACCATTGGAGTTGTAGGAAATAAGTATATTACAATCGATTCTGATCTAAGTGTTGATGATATCACTCTAGGAATGGTTGTTAAGGGTGGTGCTGGCGGAAACGCTGGAATTCAAGTAGGAACAAAAGTTATCGGTGTAGATAGGGCCCTAAAAGTAGTTTATTTGGACCTACCACTTGTAGATAACATCCAGGCTGCAACTGATCCCACTGTAGAATTTGATTATGGTGCTGTTACCGCAACTGGTCACGGACTGGTCGCTGGTGATGTTGTTTACGTTGCTGCTGGTGTCGGAAATACCGTATTAGATTCTAATGTATACACAGTATTTTCAACTCCATCAGTTAATGAGTTCCATACTACTCCAGCAATCAATCCCGTATTGAATTCTGCTGTTGGACTTGATACTTGCACACTATATTCAAGTATAATGTACGCTGAAAGATTCTCGAATGGTCCTTATGAAATTCAAAACAATGGAGACCAAATCAGAATTACACTAAACATCGCACTTGACTGATTTTACAATACTTTCATATAACAAAATTAAATTCTGAATGTGAGGGGGGTTGCTTGTTTATGGCGATCCTCCTTTTTTAGATTCTAGGAAACCTTGGTAAATTCTAATGTCACATTGCATTTTTATTTACAATCCCCAAACAGGGGTAAATGAATACTTTGAGGAGGATTTTGGTAGTATATCAAATTCTCCAACTGCTTTTGTTGACTATAATGAAGGTACAGAATCTATAGATCCGCAAGAACACCCTCTGTGTACTCCGGAAAATCCAGAGGACGATTGGGGATTATTGACTAATGATGAGAGCATATATCCTTTCGGAACAATAAATGTAACTGAAACTGAACTTGTTCATCCGGACGTAGATTATACTCCACATTATGGTATAGACAGAAATATTGGCATATCTACGTTCGCATTTAAGATAGTTGGTGAACCGAGATACTATTCACCAAGATATCCAATAAATGATAAGACTCCTGGATCGGGAATAGGTACGATATCCATCTATGGATTTGCTGGTACTATACCAATAAATCCATATCCGAGAGGTGAAGCCAACGTTCCATTCATATTCTTTGATTCCGCTGACGAATCTTTCTCCAGATCAAATTATAATGCCGTTGGTATTACTACATTATCCGGTTCAGCTGAAGATAAAGAGATTCAAAATTATGGATATTATGGAGATGAAAGAAATCCAGGAACTTCTGGAGTAATATCAATATCATCTACTTTACAAGAAGAAGTAGTATTTGATTACGTAGGTTCTGGAACTGTCTCCAAGTCCGGTGGAGTTATTATAAGAAATAAATTTGATTATAACGGTTCTGGAACTATTACAACTCCATCTGGTGCTGTGGAGTCGTCTGTAGTTCAGACTACAGGACTCACTAACACTACTTTATATCAGATTACTGGAACTGCACAAGAATCTATATTAGTAGATGATGTAGAAAATACCGTTCTATTTACATTTAATTCTGCCGCAGACCAAGAAAATACTACAAAACATTATACTGTTATTCCTTCTGATCTTGATATTTTTGGTGAATCTATAGTAACACACTCGGTTTCTTATCTGACTCCAGATTCAATACCAGTTAGATTTGTAACTCATCTTTGTGATGATGATTTGTATGATACATGCGATAGTGACACTGTACCTTCAGATTATGATCATTCAGCTTCTACAAGTCTTACTGTAAATCCACCAGAAGATACAGTTTTATATACTATCGGCGGAAATTCAGAAGATAGTCCAATATCCGTATATTCTGCTGATGTAAGTGGAATTATAACTATATCTGGTACTATTGATATTAAGTCATCAATAAGTGAGATTTCTCAAGGATCTCTATTTACAATATCTTCCGGTATTGAAAATAGAACATATTCTGAGTTTACTGGTTCTGGTCTATTCTTAGTTCTTTCTGGAGGTTCGGAATCCTATCTTGTTTTTGCATCAGGACTAACAGTACAACTGACGATTCTTGGTTCTGCAATAACTGCAAAATCTGATGAATATCTCTATCCAGAAGTATGTGATTTTTCATCAACCTTCTTCTTATTCGATAATAATATTAAGACATTTGATGATAATACTGGATGTCGTGCAGTTGCATCTATTAATATCAGTGGAATATCCCATAATTCCACTTTAGCTGCAGAAATTGGAACTGGATCAATATCAATATATGGTTATGATGTAGTTTATCCAAACATTAAGTTTATACCTTCTCCAGATGGATTTGGCGATATCTTTGTTACTGGAGCGTCGGATAATGCTCTAGTCAAGACTTATGATTTTACATCTGGAAGTCTATTTTATATTTCTTCCGGATTCGAATCATTCTCCAAATCTGGATACGTTGGCATTGGTACAATATTATATGCACCGGCAATTTCTGCTGATGTCAGAAACAATCCATTCCAAATCCCAAGATCCTACACAGTTATCATCTAATTACGATAAATAACTCAGAAGAAATATACTTGAGCCGTATAATAACATGACCAAACAGATACAGTTCAGAAGAGGGTCATCTGCAGAACACCAGGCGTTTACAGGTGCATCTGGTGAAATAACGGTAGATACCAATCTAGACGTGGCTGTAGTTCATGATGGTTCTACTCCAGGCGGGCAATATCTAATTGGAGAAACTTCTCCACAAGGATTAACTAACAAAAGATGGGTAGGAATTGGAACAACCACTACAGGTAGTTTGCAATTTGTAGCCATCGGAGATGCAAACATTGATGGGAATCTCCAATTAAGAAGTTTAGATATCAATTTTAGAGCTCCTGTAACATTATCTGGTATTAGAAGTGATACTTCTAATAATATAATAACTGGAATCAATACTAGTGATATTAGAGTAGGTTATGTAGTAACCAGCAATGTTGTAAGTTCTGGAACTACTGTAATATCTGTAGGGACAAATTTTATACAATTATCTGATTACACTCCAGAAACTCAGATACAAAAAATAGGTACACTTAATAATACGGATGGAAATGTATTAGGTATTGACACTAGTAATATTGCGGTAGGTTATGCAATATCAAACTATTCTATATTATTATCTGGAGCTCTTGTAACTGAAGTGGGAGTAGGCAGCATTACAGTAAGTGAAACTGTAATTGGGCCTCAAGGATCAACAGAACCCTTTTATTTCAGCAATTTATCAATATCAACAAGTTTAACATTCAATGATCCGTTAACAGGAATATTGAATGTTGGTATTATTACAGCTGGATATGTTACTTTAGAAGATTTAACAGTAAATGGACCTGCTTATATTACTGGTCTATCGACATTTTCTGATAGAGTTATATTTGATAGTACCAATTCTATCCAAATACCTTCTGGAACAACCGAAGAGAGAGACGTTGTAGGTGTAGCGGTAACAGGACAGATTAGATTTAATACAGATAACTCTTCATTTGAAGGTTATGGTCCTGGAGGTGAATGGGGTTCTCTTGGTGGAGTGAAGGATGTAGATGGGGATACATATATTATTCCAGAATCTTCACCTGGATCTGATGAAGATACTTTATACATTTATGCTGGAGGCGCTGTTGCTGGAACAATTTCATCAACTATTGGTACAATATTAAATGTTGATCTTCAGGTTTCTGGTATAACCACCATTAGTGGATTTCTCGATGTTCAGGAATACGCAAATATTGGACAAAATATATCAGTAGGTACTACAGTACAAACTAATGATATTGTAGCTACTGGAGATGTATATGTTGGTGCTGATATTTTCACTTATGGTATCAATGCTGAAATTGGTATTACTACTTATTTAAATTCAACAGATTTTGAAGTAACTCGTGAATCTGTTGGACTATCAACAATAGTAGACGCTTTTATAACGAATTCATATTCTGAAAATGGTTACATTAATGTAGGCATAGTTACAACAATTTCTGGTACAAGTTTAGATTATAATATTTCTAATATTACTACAGGTAATATTGTTACAGGTGTAGTAACTACCCTTTCTGGTACTAACTTAAATTACGCAACTTCTAGATCGGGCAATTCTTACATTAATGTCGGTTTTGTAACAACTCTTTATGTTAATACTGGAGTTGTAACTTCTATTTCTGGCTCAGATCTAACTTACACTAATGCAACAATTAATAATGTCTATGCGGATGTTGGAATTGTAACAACAATTTCTGGTACAGATTTAAATTATAGTGGTATTGGAACAATCACCAATTTAGAAGTTACTACTGGAACTGTTACTAATCTAACTTCTACGGATTCTACTATTACCACGGCTGATATTGACACCGCTTACGTAAACACAGGAGTTGTAACAACAATTTCTGGTACAGATTTAACTTACACTACTGCTAACATTGATACATCTTATGTAAACACAGGAGTTGTAACAACAATTTCTGGTACAGATTTAAATTATAGTGGTATTTCTACCCTTAATAAAGTTGGTGTAACAACTTTAACTTTTGATGCGTATAATGACATTTTATCTCAAGACAGTAGTGTCACCATAAAAACGTCAACCGCTGGAATATCATCACACTATACATTAACTCTTCCTGCAACTGTTGGTACTGCTGGTCAGGTATTGGGAATACTGCCAGGTGGTAATGGTGAACTAGGTTTCACGACTGCAGGACTTTATGAATCCAGATATTATGTTTCTGCACTAAATGGTAACGATAGTTATGATGGAAAAACTCTACCAGTAAAAACTATCAAGAAAGCGGCTCAATTGGCCTCATTCAATAGTTTTGTAATTCCTGGGCAAAGATATCTTGATGCAGGAAATCTTCTCGAATCAAACAAAGAATTTATTCAAGAAGAAGTAGTAGCATACTTAGAGTTTAACTACGAAAACATCACTACAGATCTTCCCGATTATGATGCGACTATTTGTAAGAGAGATGTTGGTTATCTAGTAGATGCTTTAGTTTACGATATCAGATTTGGAGGAAACTCTAAATCCATCGAAGCTGGTAATGCATATTGGGATGGAGCATCTTCATATGTTGCTGGAGAAGAAGAACAAGCAATCTTTGCTTATGAGTATTTGAAGTTCATTGGTCAGTATGTAATCAATAATCAAACTCCACCAACTATATACCAAACTTCAGTATCACAGTCATTTGATTTTACAATTACTCAGGATCCAAATAATACAAATGATTTTGATTTCCATGTATCAAAAGACGCTAGAAATTTAATTCTTGCAAACAAACTTGAGATTGTTGACAAGTCTCTTGCAGCGATTGCTATTGATCACCCCGACTTTTACTTCCCTGGGGATACTCAATCCAATGAAAGATCCAGATTCTATGATTCTTACAGACTGATTCAACAGAACAAACAAGAAATTATTGACTATGCATGGGCAGATACAGTAGCAACTTATCCCGGAGTATCATCAACAGAGGATAAGTGTAAGAGAGATCTCGGATATTTTATTGATGCTGTTTCTACTGACGTGTTTACCGGTGGTAATAATTATACAAGATCATTCCTTGGATTCTATTTTGATGGCGGAGCTCCGTTAGGAAATGGACTTGTTGGGGAAGAAATTGAGTCAAATCATGCATTTACTGAGGCTGCAGTTGGTATGTCCTCTGCACTCACGAACCAGTTGACAATTCAAGACCTTACAATTACAGCAGATCCTATAACTGGATCCAACACAGATCCACTATCTTGCGCTAATGTAAGATCAACGGTTTCTACTCTCACTGGTATTGTTACTACTGCAGTTGCTGCTGGTTCTACTGCGGGAATTGGTACCACTTCAAATTATGGATATTTCCTAATCACTCCAGATCTCAATGTTAGCGATTCTGTTGGTATTGGTTCGACAAATATTTTTGGTGGACGTAAATGCGCTAGAGATCTAAACTATATTGTTGATGCTTTAGCTCAGGACGTTTCTTTTGATACAAATCAACATATTTTATATGCAACTAAGAAATATTTTGATGGAGCTGGAACTTTAATTTCCAATGGGGTAGCGGGAGAGACTTCCGAATCTATTACCGCCTTTAATGCCACCAGAGATCTAGCAAAAAAAGCAATTACAAATCAACTTAATAATAGAGATTTGACCGTTATTGCTGATTCAATAACTGGATTTAATACGGACCCATATTCTTGTTCTTCCACCCAAACCCAAATTGGTAATTTAGTGGGTATTTTAACTACTGCACTAGACACAGCAAGTTTGGTCGGAATAGCAAGTACAAGTATCGGTCAAACCGACTGTGCAGACGTTAGAAGTGCGTTGGTTAACTATGTTGGTATCATTACGACCATCGTTGGATTGGGTACCACTGCAGCGCCTGCCACGGTCCTGCCAGAGACTCAATCAAAACCAATTGCGATCTTTGTGGAAGCAGGTGAGTATGTGGAGGACAATCCCATCATCCTTTATGATGATATTGCCGTCCTTGGTGATAACCTAAGAAACACAATTATAAGACCACAAAATGCAAACAAAGATTTATTCCGACTAAGAAACGGAGTATATCTCACTGGATTTGCAATGAAAGATGCAATTGATGCTGCCGGTGTTCCACAATATACTTTCAATTACGCTGTTGCATTTGATGACCCTGCGGATACGACTACATCCAGAATTGGATACGCAACTAAGAACGATCCCCCTGTTATTTTTAGATCGCCATACATTCAAAACTGTTCTATTCTCTCATTCTTGGGTGGTAATGGTATTCTTGTTGATGGATCTAAAGTACAATCACCAAACGTAGCTTTAGTTCCTCAAGAATCTGAAAGACCTGTTGTTGGCGATCAACCACAACAAGGTAAATCTATGGTTGCTGCGGCATTCACCATGGTTTCCTTTGGTGGTATTGGTTGGAGAACTATTAATGATGGTTATGCTCAGGTCGTTTCTTGTTTCCAAATCTTCTGTAAGTATGGATCATTAACTCAGTCTGGTGGATACCTATCAATCACAAACTCTGCAACCAACTTCGGTTTATATGCTCTCAGATCTACCGGATTCAGTAAAAATTCATTTGCTTTTGATAGAGGAAGAATTGCTGCAACTGGAACTTCTGGTGGATCACAAACTCTTAAAGTCGTTGGTCTGGGAAGATCTGAACAGGATTTGTATGTATGTAGATTTATAAACAACAGTGGAAATGACCAAACAGCTCTATTCAAACCAGTTCCCGTAACTCAAACATTTACAGGAACAGCATCTACAGTTGGTGGTTCTGTAGGAATTGCCAGTGATAAACTATTCATTACGGGACACCCATTCCTCAATGGAGATTCTGTAGTTTATTACGGAGATGTTCAAGATGTCCCAGAGAGAGTTATTGGTGGACTAATTCATGAGAATCAATATTACGTAGTTTATATTGACGCAAATACCATTCAGTTAACTGAAGATTCTTCTCTAACACAAATAGTAGATCTTACTGACGCATCTACTGGTATCCACACATTTATTAAAAATACGCAAGAGTTTTTTGCAAGTGAGATAGTTGATAGACATAATTCATATCAAAAGATAACTATTCCAGGAACACAGACATTAGAATTCGTTTCTGGTAGACAAGTTCAACAAACAGTAACTACAGGAACTGCTGTTGGATATGCTTATACATGGGATTCTTCTTCTAGAGAACTTATCGTATCGGTTGAATTGTCGAATGATGAGAGAGTAAATTTTGCAGTTACAGATGGGGTAACAAATTTACTAATCGAAGATCACACTGGAACTCCAATAGGAACTTCTATTGGAGCAGTCACTGGTTTAACAACTTATTGGAGTGTTAATGCAAAGATTGCATCTACTCTTGCAGGTGGAACAATAATTACTCCATCAAATCTACCAGAAGATTATAAACTACACTTCCACAGACCATCTGTCATTAACTCCTCTTCACATACTTGGGAATATTCTGGTTCTGGTACAGACTATAATGCTCTACCAGAAAACGGTGGAAGAACTGATCCAGCTACGGAACAAGTTAGTGAAGGTGGAGGAAGAGTATATTCCTCCGGAACAAACGAACTTGGAGATTTCAAGATTGGAGACTTTATTACCGCATATAACAGAACCGGTAATATTATCTTCAATAACACAGTAACAATTGGTAATCTAGATTCTCTACGTCTATCTCTCTCTGGTGGTGTTTCAATTGAAGAATTCTCAATTGATGGGGGAATGGGAGATAATGAAACAGGTGGACCACAAAACAGTAGAGTTTCAACTCAGCTTGCTGTTAGAACTTTCCTATCCAACAGACTAGGAAACTTTATTGATAAACTCGTTTCCACTAACTCTATTCCTAATGCTGTTGTTCAGTTGAACTCTTTGGGACAGATTAATGCTGACTTGATTCCTCCAAAGAGTGTAAATTACTATAAGGCGAATTATGAAGGTGCTAGAACTCAACTCGTAAATCAGATTCCCGCTCAAAATATCTTAAGTGGAGAAGTTGTATCTGAACCAGTAGACTCCTTCGTATTATTAAGTGATTTACTATCCCAGTATATTGTTTTAGATAACGACACAATTTATAATTTCAATAATCAGGATGAAATTGTAAGTGTAAACGCAGGTGGCGGTGCAATTGGTGTAGTTACCGCTCCAACTACATCTGGAGTTAATACAGATACATTATCATTCCCTAATGTCGGTTATGGTACGACAGGATTAGTTCGTGGAGTATCACTATCATTAAAAGATCTCGTTGGTGGATCTGGATATACAAGTGCAGGAATTTACACAGGAGTAAGACTTGATATCGCTTCTGGTATTGGTACTGGTATTACTGGAACTATTACTGTTGGTGTTTCTGGAACTGTAACAAATGTTGCCATTACTACGGGTGGATTTAAATTTGAAGTAGATGATTTGCTTACAGTAAATGACCCCAATGAGATTGGTGGAAGAAGTGGCGGATCAAACTTTACCATTAAAATTGGTTCCGTAGAAACTAGACTCTATATCGGATTGACGAATGCTCAAAAGTTTGCAGGAACAATAGCACTTCCAGATTATTTTGCAGATGGAAACGCGGTTGGTTATTCAACAAATATTGGAATTGGAACAACCGTAGCATTTACACCAACTGATATTGATCTGAGTGGTAGTATAGACTTTGCTAACGATAGAATAGTTCTTGGATCTGGACATCCATTTGCAGACGGAGATGCGGTTGTTTATACTGTTACTGCAGGTACTGCGGTATCGCCATTAACGAATGGGGTAACTTACTATACAAAAACTGTCGGTATAAGTTCCGTTGAGCTTTATACAACTTATGCATTAGTAACTAAACTTGATCTCCAGAGTAGTGGAACTGGTACGCATGAACTTGTTAGAGCTGGATTTAATACTGTCACAGATCAAATTACATTCGTTGGTCACCCATTCACTCAAGGAGATCCGGTAAGAGTTACTGGATCTACTCCAACTGGCATAACCACTGGCAATTTCTATTTTGTTGGTTCTGTAACTACAAATACATTTACTTTACATGAAACCAGAGCACAATCTCTCAGTTCTATAAATGGACTATTATTAAACACTCAGAGTTTGGAGAATGCATCTGGTTCAGTTGGAATAATGACTCTGACAGAACAAAATGTAGAGTATACAACGACAGTAAACACTTCTTCTAGTGACGTAGATAATTGGTCTCTATTATCATCCAGTAGTTTGGATGCCGCAAATATCGTTAGTGGAATTTTTGACCCAGTTAGATTGGGTACTGGTGTTGCAAACGAACAAACGTTCTTAGCTGGTGATTCCTCGTACAAGAAAGTCATAACATCTGTTGGTATCGGAACAACTGCAGGATTTGATGTTCAAGGATATACTAGTGTTGATTTCCCTCCAGGTGGAGTTGGAATAACAACTTATTATGGAGATTTTGTCCTTGGATTGAACAGAGTTGAGTCAACAATTGATGACTATTCAACTCTTGGAATATCTCAGTACAAGTTAACTACGTTTGCTGTTGGTGAAGACGGTAGAATTACAATTAAAAACTCTGCCTCTGGAGGCGACGTTGATGCTGCAAGTTTAGGCGGCAATTCTGGTGCATATTACATAGACTCTGCAAATCATATTGGAGTCATTCCAATTACTAGAGGTGGTACTGGACTAAATGCATTGCCATCAAGTGGTGCAATTCTTCAGGGTAATGGTAGTTCCTATAACTTAACAACAACACCAACATTTGTTGGAGACGTGTCATTTAATGCAGGCGCTGGTGCAATAACAGTTGGAACTGATTCTGATATTAGATTCACAAATGGATCTAATTGGACAGGTGAACATGATTCTAAGATACAGTTCTTTAATAATAATCTTTACTTGCAATACACAACTGCATTAATACTAAGAAATTCTGCTGGATCCGATCGTGTCACATTTGATTCTTTAGGTAATGTTGATGTAGTTGGAATTATTACTGCTTCAAGATTTATTTCTGATGTTGCACAAGGCACTGCTCCTTTTGTAGTTGCTTCAACCACACAGGTAACAAATCTCAACGCTAACTATTTGAATGGTTATGCATCAGCTACCACAAACACCGCAAATAGAGTTGTAAGACGCGATGCTTCTGGTAACTTCGCTGCTGGTACGATTACTGCAACTTTAAGTGGTACTGCTACTAATGCGACAAATACTACTATTACAAATGATGTCGCAACGAACGCAGTACACTATCCAACATTCGTATCTGCAAATACTGGTAATCTAGGTCAGAAGGTATCCAGTACAAAACTTACATATAATCCATCAACAGGTAGATTGACTGCCACCACCCTGGCAGGTTCTTTACTTAATACCTTAACGCTGGATACATCAGGAACTGGATTATCTGGATCCACATCATTCAATAATTCTGGAAACGTTACATTTACAGTAACAAGTAATGCTACTTCTGCTAACACTGGTGGAGCAATTGTTGCGAGAGATGGTTCTGGTAACTTCAGCGCTGGAACAATTACAGCATCAACATATTCAGGAAATCTACAATATGCATTAACAAGAGGTACATATTTAACTGGAAACAATTTCGACAACTCTGCAAATACAACATGGGCAGTTGATGCAACTTCTGCAAATACTGCATCTAAAGTTGTTGCAAGAGATGGTTCTGGTAACTTTGCAGGAAACACTATTTCTGCGACGACTTTCTCAGGAAATCTACAGTATACTTTAACTAGAGGTTCCTATTTAACTGGTAATAACTTTAATAATTCCGCAAGCACTACCTGGGCAGTTGATGCAACTTCTGCAAATACTGGATCTAAAGTTGTTGCAAGAGATTCTTCTGGTAACTTCGCTGCTGGTGCAGTAACTGTTAATAGTCTATTCTCTGGGACTGTTGACCTGACTAGTGAATTAAACTTTACAAGTCCCGCTGCCAAGTATATTGATTTCTACACCAAAAATAGTGGAGGAACTGCTTATTCTGCAAACCTAAGACTGGTAAATCATGACAGTAGCAGTTTCCACACTGCTATCAAGATGATACGCGATGGATCAGTTGAACTTTACTATAACAACAGTAAGAAACTTGAAACCAGTAACACTGGGGTTACAGTTAGCAATACTGTTACTGCAACGACTTTCACTTCAACACAAGCAACTGGAACTGCACCATTTACAGTAGCATCCACAACAAAAGTTGATAATCTTAACGCAGATCTATTTGATGGTCAAGATAGTTCTTACTATCTGGATGCTAGTAACTTCACAAGTATTCCAGATGGCACTTTAACATTACAAACTTCTGGAACAGGTCTATCTGGATCAACTACGTTCTCTGCAAACCAAGAGACTAATGCAACATTTACTGTTGTAAGTAATGCTACTTCTGCTAACACTGGTGGAGCAATTGTTGCGAGAGATGGTTCTGGTAACTTCAGCGCTGGAACAATTACCGCTACAACATTCAGTGGTTCTGGTATATCACTAACAAACATTCCAAATAGTGCAACAACAGCAACAACCACTAACACTGGTTCTACTATAGTCTCTAGAGACAGTTCCGGTAACTTTAGTGCCGGAACAATCACTGCTACTTTGAGTGGTAATGCTACTTCATCGACTACAGCAACTAATGCTAATAACATTAATGTTGCAGATGAGTCTACTGATACTACTTGTTTTCCACTATTCGTAACTGCTGCTACAGGAAATCTTCCACCAAAGAGCGGATCTAATCTAACATTTAATTCTTCAACTGGAGTCTTAGCAGCTACAACATTCAGTGGTTCTGGTGCATCATTAACTAATATTCCTAATGGTGCTTTAACAAACTCCACTATTTCTGGTGTTGCTCTTGGTTCCAATCTTAATACACTAACACTTAATACTTCTGGAACTGGATTGAGCGGATCTGCAACCTATAATGGTTCTGGTACAGCAACATTTACTGTTACGAGTAATGCCACATCAGCAAATACTGCATCTACAATTGTTGCTAGAAATTCTTCTGGTAATTTCAGTGCGGGAACAATAACGGCTACCTTGAGTGGTACTGCAACTCAAGTCTCCAATACTCTTACAAGAGGAACTTATTTAACAGGATCAAACTTCGATGGTTCTTCAGCAACTACCTGGGCAGTTGATGCAACTTCTGCAAATACTGCATCTAAAGTTGTTGCAAGAGATGGTTCTGGTAACTTTAGTGCAAATACAGTAACTCTTGCTGGAGAACTCAGAGGACCTGCATCGTTTGTTATTGATCCGGCTGCAGTTGGCGATAATACTGGAACTGTTGTTATTAAAGGCAACTTGCAGATCGATGGCACCCAAACCACAATTAATTCTACTACAATTACTATTGATGATCTAAACTTAACTCTTGCTTCTGGTGCTGCAAACGCAGCAGCTGCCAACGGAGCAGGACTGACCATTGACGGTGCGAGTGCTACTATAACTTATTCTTCTACCGGAGATTCATGGATACTCAATAAAGTTCCATATTATAATAGCAATAGAATACTAACAACTGCTGATGAGGGATCTGGAAATGGTTTAGATGCAGATACTTTAGATGGACTTCAATCTACTGCATTTGCACAATTATCAGGTGCTACATTTACAGGAAACATTGCATTCTCTGGTTCCCAAACTGTTGATGGACGTGATTTATCTGTAGATGGAGCTAAATTAGATGGTATTGAATCAGGTGCAACTGGAGATCAAACTGCTTCTGAAATTCTTACCCTTATTAAGACAGTTGATGGTGCTTCATCTGGTCTAGATGCGGACTTACTTGATGGACAACAAGGTTCTTATTATCTCAATACATCTACGACTTTTGGTGGAGATGTATCTGGTACCTACAATGCGATTGTAGTCGCTAATGACTCACATACTCATGATAGTAGGTATTACACAGAGACCGAATCCAATACAAGATATTTCAGAAGAGATTCATCAAATGATGTTGATGTAAGACTCGCATCTGGTCATGGAAGAGGTTTACGTTTCTGGGATAGTGATAGTTATAAGATATGGATGTCCTCTGCAACGGATGGAACTTGGGGTGGAAGATTAGATTCGACCTCTGATTATAACATGTACTTTAGAATGACTGGTGGTACAAATAGAGGATTTGTATTCCAAAATTCTACTACCGAAGTATTCCAGATTGAATCAACTGGACAAGTAAGAACTGCATCAAACAATATCTATGCAAATGGTAATCTAGTTTGGCACCAAGGAAACGATGGTTCTGGTACTGGTCTAGATGCTGATACCGTCGATGGTATTCAGGCATCCAGTTTCTTAAGATCTGATGCCAATGATACTACAACTGGTTATGTGACATTCACGAATGATGATGGAATCTTCTTATCACCTACAACTAATGGTGTAGGTGCTAAAATTAAATTTAGTGATCACTCGGGCGGATCTTATACTCAATATGGTATATTAGAGTACAAACATTCTGATGGTTCTGTTACTACAACTGGTGGTAATTCTAATGATGGTTGGATATTTACTGGAACTGAAACTCGTACAGTTGTTAAAGCTGTAGGTGATATTGAAGCAACAGGTACCATGTATTCTGGAGGAAATGTTGTTGCAAGTTCAGATATTAGATTAAAAACTAATATTGAAACAATTTCTGATGCTTTAAATAAAGTTCTCGATCTTCGTGGAGTTGAGTTTGATCGTCCAGATTTGGATGGATCACCACGTCATATTGGTGT